ATTATTTAGTGTTGGTATGCTAACTTAATGAAGTATTAGTTACAATTAACATTTTCTACATGTCACGCAATAATTCTTAACTAACTATCCGACTAAACCCCTTTATCTTATCAAATTTTACAACACTTTCAAATTTATCCTCTAAACCAGTTTTATGAGAGATAACATAAACATTAGCATCTTTAATCACATAACGAATAATTTTAAGAAACTCTTCTGTTCCAAATCCATCAAGAGAACTATCAAACACTTCATCCATAATCAATAGATTGGTATTGACAGAGTTCTTCATCCTTGCTACTTCACGCCAGGTGAATAGTAAAGCTAGGTCAATTCTCATCTTCTCTCCCTCGCTGAAAGAAGCATAAGAAAAATCTTCATGGATTGGAGACTGGACAGTTTCATTAAACTCTTCATCAAGAGAAAAGTTAATATAAAAATCCATCATCTGCAGATAACGATTAACTTGCTGATTTATCAACGGTAGATACTTCTTAATGATTTTAGATTTAACTCCACCATCTTTAAGTAGACTATAAGAAAAATCGTAGTAGTTAATTGTCTCCTTTTTAGATCCTAGTTCTTCGTATGTATTTTTTAGATTACTCTTAAAAGTTTCTAACTTTTCATATTCAATATTTCTATCTGCAAGTTGGTCGGTAATTTTTTGAATTTCCGATTCCAAACCTCTTGTTTGTCTTTGACATCCAGAGATTTTAGTATTGTTTTTAGAAATGCCATGTGTTAGGGAAGTAATCTCCTTACTGAGTTGAGTAAATTGACGCTCTCTTTTTTCTTCTTCTTTAATTGCCTGCTCTAGTTCTTTATAACCAGATTGCAACTCTTTTGCTTTACTTTGGGCGTCGTCAATCTTATTTATTCTAAAGTCCTCTTCGATAGATTGTGTGCAGGTAGGACAAACCGTATTCTCTGTGAAGAATTTGTGCTCCTTAGTAATCGTTGCTACTTTATTTGAAATCTTACCTTTGAGATTTCCCAGCTTACGAATTTTATCACCCACACCTTCATATACATCAATTGCTTTTTGAAGATCATCAAGTTCTTCACACAATTTGATATTATCATTCATCAAATCATTTTCTTCAACTAGAATTTTTTTGATATTGTTTTCTTTTTCATTAATACTATCTTGACTTTGATTTTCAATCTCTTCAATAAAATTACCCTGCATGGAAACTTTATCGTTTAGTGATTCTTTTTTAAGGTTAAGAACTTTAACTTCCTCTTTAGACTGTCGAATTTTATCTTTAATAATACTATTCATCGAGGAGAAGATTTTGATATCTAACAAATCTTCAATCACTTCTCTACGATTAGTAGCAGACAATTGCATGAAAGGAACAAAAGTGCTACTACCCAAAATTACAATTTGAGTAAAAGACTTATAGTTCATCTTAATAACATTTTGCTCAACCCACTTCTGCTGATCAACTGCAGAAGCAAATTGATCCATTACAGATCCGTCTCTCCAAATCTCAAATACATTTGGTTTGATACCACGAACAATTCTCCAATTAATTTTACCAATTGTAAAATCAACTTCTACTACACAATCCTTTTCATTTGTAGAGTTAATGAGTTGTGGTTTGTTAATTTTACGAAATGGTTTACCAAACAATGCAAAAGTAAGTGCATCAAGCACAGTAGATTTACCAGCTCCATTAGAACCAATAATCAAATTAGTTTTGTTGATAGTAAAATCAATTTCAGTATATTGATTGCCTGTTGAAAGAAAGTTTTTCCAACGAACTTTTTCAAATAAAATCATGCTCAATGTCAGGGGGAATTACAACGTCATGTGGAGTGATTACAGAGTATCGGTAATCATGTATCTCGCAAGTTTTGATCATTATCTCATCTTCGACCTCTATTACATGCATTTCAGGAGAATCCATCTCCTCTAACATCATAGCATATCTTTCAGCATCGTCTCTTTGTATGAAGAGATAAAGAATTTGCTCTCCATCATCATCAATGACAGAATATGCTCCTTCTTTTTCTTTTCCTTCAACTGTTAAAATAAACATTAGATCTGTTCACATGCTTCCCTATAAATCTCATGCATTATTTTTTGCACAACGGATTTATCAAGATTAATTTCTGCCTCTTCAATATATCTATTTAAGATTGAAATTGTATCTTCAGATTCTGAAACTTCAAATTCAGCATCCTCATGAATTATAAAATTTTCATTAATCTTTAATTCATGAACTCCTGAAGAATATAACTTGTCAATAAATCTTTCAAATTTTTTAGGATCATTTTTTTGACGGACAATAACTTTTACAATCTTATCCTCATACTCTCTCGTATCAAAAGTTTGATAGTCATTATCCTCATAATAAATGTTATAAAACATCTTATGAGGATTATCAATGGTCACTCTTTCTAAAGTTTGTGTGTCCAATACATTAAACCCACGAGGGTCATTAACATCACTCCAGAACATCTCATAGGGATTTCCTAGGTAGAAGATTCTTCCGTCGTCTGAACGGGTGTGGTAGTGCCCTGAGAAGACACAATCAAACTTCTCAAACAAGTTACTTTCATTACCATCTTCCATGATGTGTCCCTTATGAGCTCTAAATCCATTGAGCTCAAGGTGTCCCATTGCATAATTGCAATTTGTGTTTTTAATAAGTTTAAAAGTCTCTTCCTGATTCTCTTGGTTAATCCAAGGTACAAAAATGATCTTTAACTTATCAATTTCAACTTCAGTAGTCTTTGCATAGACTATTACATTATCATACTCACGAAGCAGCAAATCTACAGCATTAACTTCGTTTGTGTTTTTATAGTATGCAGTATGATTTCCAACAATAGTATGAACTGTGACACCTAAGTCACGAAGTCTATCGTAATAATTATTCTTAGCCCATGACAGTGCAGAAAAATCAATACCCTTACGACTATCGAAGGTATCACCCATATCAATAATGGTTGTGATACCTTCTTTTTCTATGAAGGGAAAGAAAATTTCATTGTAGAACTTTAGAAAATAATCATGAAAAACTTTTGAGTTTTTTCTTGCCCCAAAGTGTTGATCAGTGATGATGGCAACTTTCATTAATTACGCAGTTTACTGTGAACGGCATCTTTGATGCTATTATACTCTGAGTAATTTGATCCGTCAAGAGTGTTGTTGTCATCAAACACCTCACTATAGCCAGATCGTTCAATGATCTTATTCTTAATTTCTAACTGTCTTTTCTCTCGCTGAATACGACGCAGAAAAGCGTAATGAATAATCTGAGTGAAATACGCAAAGGGATTCTGAGATTTCTCTGGGTTAAAGTTATGTATATACTGAACACAGTTCTCAATTCCGTCAGAGATCATGTCCTCTTTAAACATGTAATTGACGAAGTTTGGTTTGAATGATAGATGATTTGCAATCTTTAAGAAGCACTCACCAATGTATCTTGGAATAGGGGGTTTAGTGTCCCATCTCTTAGGTCTGTCTTCCTTTAAAATTTCTCTACCATATTTTTGAATAAAAGTTAGTTCTACTTCACTTCTATACTCAATCAAAGCAGCAAGGAATTCTTTATTATTGACGTAATGTTCTGACCTTTTTCTTTTAGCCATACCAGGTCTTATCATAAGTTTATCTCATAATATGTATAGATTATATCATCTTTACATCTGGATGGCAAGACATACATTACTTGACAGTTCTTTAAAAGTCCAGTAGAGTATCTTTGTTAGGTTTCATAAGTAAGCTTTAAGACTAAGTATCTTTAGATATATTTTTTTTAAATATCTTCTCTAAAAGTTCTTTAGTATCATTTACATTACCCAAGTATCCCATTCTACGATTGAGTTTAGAATGATTACCTATATTTCCTCTTTCAGATTGACGTATATAATTTTGATATATCATAATCATTTCAATATCAGATGACTCAGACATAGTAAGAACATCTTCTAGATTTAATATAAACATATCTTCAGTGGTTGTCTTTAACCATGGTTCTATTTTATATCCAGCAATACCATTTTTACTTTTTATTTCAGATATTGTTACAGGATTAGAAACCAATAACATCGTTCTCTGATCTTCTTCAGAGGCTGCTATTTTAGCAAAGATCTCTTCACCTGATTTTAATTTTACTGTTGCGTAGAAATCATCTTCTATCATATTTTTAATTGAATAGTGATTATGTCATAATTAAACTTCTCTTCATTATAAATTTTAATTCTTTCTATAAAATGATTGAGAGTATAGTTTCTTCTGGTTGTAGTTGAACAATCATCAGAAATATCATATAAAGTTGCTTTTACTTTTCCCTTTCCTTTTCTAAGAACTCTTCCAATACTTTGAAGATTTCTGACTCTTGATTTGCTTGGAGAAGCAAAAATAACATTATGGAGTTTTTTAATATTAATGCCAGTAGAAAAAGTTCCATAAGATGCAACGATAATAGCGTTGTTTTCTTTTTCTGTAATTTCTCTAACTAATTCTCTTTCTTTAGCGTCCACTCCACCATGGACAAAAAATACTTTCTGGTTATTTTTCTTACTATTATTTATCTTGTCATACAAAACTGCACCATGAGATTCAACTCTTTGAAATAGAACAAGACTATTTCCTTTAAGATCTAATGCCAAATTTGTAATAAAATTATTCCTTTGTTCGTGACTGATTAAATACTGTATCTCATCTTCATAAACATCAAACTTTTTTGGAGGATGTTTAAGAACTAAACATTGAATATCAAGTTGTGAAAGATGTCCTTGTCTCATCAACTCTTCAGTTTTAGTTACCTTATATGATGGTCCAAATAAACCTTCCAATACCCATTTATGTGTTTGAGTTCCATCTAGGGTTCCTGTAAATCCAAAACGATACTTTGCATGATGTAGTTTAGTCATAATCTGTATTAAAGATTTAGACTTGAATAAATGTGCCTCATCACCTATAATGACTCCATACTCTTCAAAGAAAGATCTTTCCAGTTTGTATACAGATTGCCAAGTTGTAATTGTCACTGGAGCTTTATTACTTTTTTCCTTACCAGAATAGATACGGTGACAATATGAATCAACATCCCAACCATAATCAAGAAAATCCTTGTACATCTGCTCTACAAGAGATGTCGTTGGAACAACTAAAAGGATTTTTTCTCCTCGGTCTACATAATATCTCACGAGAGAATAAATCATCAATGATTTGCCAGAAGCAGTGGGGCTTATCAATAGCTTTCTATTGTGTTTTAGAGCACCGTATACTCCCTCAATTTGGTACTTCCTAGGAATATGTGAACAAATTGAATTCATATAATCCTTAACACCTTCTAAGGAAATATGATCATTCTCCTCATATGGAGTACCATAGAATTTATTATCTTCAAACTTATAACTATATCCGTAATTATCGCAGAACTGAACAATCTTATCTAACAGACCAACATAGATTTGTTTGGAACGCATATCATAAAGGTGAATCTCTCCGTTCCAATTTCTACCACGATATTGTGGCATAAATTTTGCATTAGGAACTTCAAACTTAAAGTGATCTCTAAGTTCATATTCTATGTGAGGTTCAGTATTAATTTTTAAAAATACTTCGTTTGATTTGGATATAACAAGATTGGCTGTCGTATCAATCACAAAGATCCATTCATCTAATAATATTTATTACATATTCTCAAACTTATATTCTAATATCATTCTATACAAAGAATCTCTTAAGTACCAAAGATGTTCTTGTTCCATTGGATGTCTGGCAGGAGAACCTTCCCAATTTTCAATTCTTTTCAAAACACAGTGATGTAAGAGGTGAATATCCTCTATGGTCAAATTGACTGTGTAATCAAATTCTTGACTTGGTTCGAACTCTTCGTTCATTATCCAAGTCCTGCGTTGAATCTCATAAACTCAATAGCATTTTTAATTTGATATGTTCTATTATTAATTTGTTTCAATATACTTTCAATATAAACTAACATTGTTTCATAATAATCTATTTTTAATGAAACTCCTGATAGCTTCTCATCTGCATCAAGGTATTTTTGCATGGTTTCCTTATCTCTAATTTTTTTAGGGAAAGGTGATTCAACATATACATCTGGATCTGCTTTGCCACTAAAGTATTCGTACCTTTCATGTCTAATATTTTTTCTTTGTTGTTCAGACTTTCTTCTCATTAGGAAAATTGTATTATACATTTCAAAATATTTTGCATGAAGTGAGGGAATTTTTAAAGACTCTTCGTGCAAGTTATCACTATCTAATTTAGAATCCTTTTCCCACATTTCTTGAATTTTGTCAAGGTCATAAAGCATTATTATTTAAGTCAGTCAAGTTGTATATAGTATACTTGAAACTCACGTCTGCTGTAAAGTAATCTACATCAGTATCAGTGGCATCAAAAGTAATTGTTGATAATGAATATGGAAATAAGTCTTTAAAAGATACATTAAATTTTGGAACTAAGTTACTACTTAAAATTTGCAAAGTTCC